CCACGGACAGAGGCCATTTGTCCCAAGTGCGCGGGGGTTGATCTTGCGGAGTATCTATCATTTTGAACGGATTAAGGGGTAGGGAACTTTTATGGCAATGACGAACAGATCACCAAAAGATTCTAGGAACGAACAGATTATTGAATTACTCGGGTCCGGAGAAGTCCCGAAGGTTATAGCCATGCGATTTCACATTACTGTATCGGGAGTCTACAAGATTAGAAAAAGGTTCCACGTGGAACATGTCCGAATTTGTCCGAAATGTTTATTATGTAAAAAACCAATTATCCATTAGAATATAGGTAAGGCAATGGGGCTCTCCGATCCGGGAGGGTTCTTGCCATTCATTTTTGTAGCTAACGGAAGACCCCATAGCCTAGCCCACGCCGATGACCTCCCTGCGGTGTGGGCTTTAATTTTTACCGTCGGATGAGTAGACGGCCAGCAGGCTTCGCGCGTAAGGACGAACGCGCAAAATTGCATAGACAGATTAAAGACGAACGAAGACGGATTTTCCTCGAAGAGTACGCGAAGTTTGGAACACAAACAACAGCCGCAAAAATAGCCGGACTCTCTTACAACACAATCGAAAACTGGAAAAAAGAAGATCCTTCTTTCGCTGAAGCCATGAAAGAAGCGAATCAAATGATTGTTGAGAGTTTGGAGAAGTGCGCCGTTGAGCGGGCAAAGGCTGGTAGCGATCCGATTTTGATGTTTCTCCTAAAGGCCCTTGACCGGAATAAATACGGTGAACGAATCCGCCATGAGTTTGCACTCAAGACACTGGACGCGGTTGTGACGGAAGTATTGGAAGCCGTCCGCGTAAACGTCCCGGAATTTTGTCCTCATTGTATGACAGCCTTGAGCATAACCCCGGCCATTGCAAAAGATCTTGTCGATATGTCCGCGAGGTTGACCGGGCAAGTTAGAGAAGAAGAGATGGTGGACAAGTGACGGTAGCAGTTCAGAAGGGCGGATTCCTTCAAAGTGATTTTGTCCGAGCGAAGATTTACAAACGCATTGCGAAACAGCTTTCCTCCCCTAAGATAACGCTCCGCGAATTCGTCCGTGGCGCGTGGGGGATTGTAGAGCCGTCCAGGGCGTTTGTTCCCGCGTGGCACGTTGACGCCATTTCCGAACATCTTGAGGCAGTAGACGCGGGGCAGATAAAGAGGCTCTTGATTAATATTCCACCTCGGTATGGGAAAAGCACACTGGTATCCGTCCTTTGGCCGTCGTGGTCTTGGACTACCACCCCTTGGTCCCGGTGGGTATTTTGTTCATATGCGTCCGGCTTGTCGGTTAAGCACTCACGGGACCGCCGTCTTATCATCGAATCCGATTGGTATAAGGGAAACTGGGGTAACCGCGTCCGTCTTGCCGACGACCAAAACCAGAAAGCCGAGTTTCAGAACACAGCACGCGGGCACATGATTGCCACATCCGTGGGCGGGACCATCACCGGGAAGGGATGCACACGCCTTGTGATTGACGATCTAATCAACCCATTTTCCGCTGAATCCAAGGCCGAAAGAGAATCCGCCGTTGAATTCTACCGAACAACCCTTTCGACCAGGCTTGACGACGAATCTGCGGCCATTGTGGCCATTGAGCAGAGGACACACAGGGCGGACCTAACGGGGAGCGTATTGCCGGATGGTGAATGGTCACACCTTAAACTCCCGGCAATGGCTGAACAGCGGGAAAGGATTGTTTTTCCAATGTCCGGGCGTGTTGTCGAACGTGAGCCGGGGGAGTTGCTATGGCCTGAACGTCACAGCGCGGCCGCTCTCGACAGCCAGAAGGTAAGAATGGGGTCACGCGCTTTCAATGCCCAATTTCAACAGGCTCCCGTTAGCGAAGAGGGCGCGATATTCAAGCGGGCATGGTGGAAGTTTTACAAAGAGATGCCGACAGTTGAGCGCAAGGGATGGTTTTGGGACACAGCCGTGAAGACTGGGGAAAAGAACGATTACACGGTTGGGATGCTAATAGCACAATGCGCGACTGGTTACTACGTTGAGCGGATGGTTAAGGAACGGATGGAATACCCGGATTTGAAACGGGCTATTGAAATTAACCAGGACGCACACCCGGCGGACGTTATTGTTATTGAGGATAAGTCGAGCGGTCAACAGGTTATTCAAGACCTTCGACGCGATTCCAGGCATCCGGTAGTGGCGTTTGACGCGGGCGGTAAAGACAAGATTCTGCGGGCCAACATATCAAGCCCGACAGTTGAAGCGGGGAAAGTCTTTCTCCCCGAGGCCACCAATTGGGTGGCCGATTTGATCGAAACAATGGCGGCGTTCCCGGACGTTGAGCATGACGACCAGGTGGACGCCTTTACGTCAGGGATTATCTATTTCAAGGGCGGGACGGGAACGGTGTCCGTCTACGTGGAGTAATTCAAAATGAAAAAGAAAATGAAGGCTTTCCCGGTTCAGGACATGGAAGCTATGGCGGCGGGTGTATCATCCGATTACGGAGCCCAAACCCCGGAACCATTTAAGGACTTGATGGACGCCTTTGGTGTTCATACGTGGGTATACGCTTGCGCAAACGTTATCGCTAACGCCTTTTCAATGATTGAATTTCTCCCATATAAGCCGGGGAAAGACGGGTCTTGGGAAGTTAACGAGAAGCACCCTTTCAGAAACATCATGAACCACCCAAACCCTCACATGTCCGGGATGGAGTTTAAGCGGATCATTTCGCTTTCGTCGAAGTTAACCGGGAACGCTTTCATCATTACGGAACCGGACGGAGTTAAGGCACCTATCGAATTGTGGCCACTACAGCCTGACAAGGTTCAGGTTACTTCGGACACTAAAAATTTCATTTCTGGATACGTCTACTCGGTAAACGGTAACCCGCGGAAGTTTTCGCCGGATCGTATTATCCACATCCGAGAGGCCACACCGTCTAATTTCCAGTATGGGCAGGGGTCTTTAACAGCCGTTAAAAATGCGGTCGCATCAGATATTAACGCAGACGCATGGAACCGTTACTTCTTCGCAAATAGCGCGAGGCCGGATGCCGTTCTTGAATCCACAATGCCACTAAGCGACGTCGACATGAAGCGCGCGGTAGCCGGTTGGAAAAAGAACCATGAGGGACCAAGAAACACTTCGAGGATTGCGGTGTTGGCAGGGCTGAAATACGTGGAAGTAAATCGGATGCATAAGGACATGGACTTCGTTAACCTCCGAAAGATGCTGAGGGAAGAAATCCTCGCCGCGTTCGGTGTTCCTCAATCCATGGTTGGTATCCTCGATCAAGCCAACTATTCAAACATGAAGGAACAGACGAAAACGTTCTGGAATCAGACGATGATACCGGAGATCCGAAAGTTTGAATCCATCATGACCATGAGGGCGGCACAGATTACGGGCGACAAGACCACGATCATACAGGCGGACCTTTCAAAGGTCGAGGCGTTACGTGACGACGAGGCGTCGAAATCCCTTGTGGCCCAAACCTACGTTAACATGGGCGTCCCGTTGGGCCAAGTAGTGGAAGCGTTGGACCTCCCTTTCGACATTCCCGAGGACTACGAGCCACCCCGTTACACACCCCCGCCCGCGCCCGCGGAAGAAGAGGAGAAATCATTTAAGGCAAAGGGGGAGATCCCAAAGGAAGTCCAGTTGGGCGACCCTCGGACGATTGAGTGGAAGCGGTTTGACCAGACAGTCCGGCCATTTGAGCAGAGGATGGAATCAATCCTTAGGGCGTTCTTCCGGTCACAGAGTAAGCGTGTGATGGGTAAGCTAAAAGAAAACATTGACGTGATTGTTCCGAAAGACGGAAAGGGCATGAAGACGGACGAGGATAAGGTCAATCATATTTTTAATTTCGACCTGGAAAAAGACCTGATGGGCCGTGTTGTGGAGAAGAAAATCAGGGAAGCCTATTACACTTTCGCGGCGAGAACAGCTAACCGGATTGCATCGTCTGGAAACGGGGCCGTGTTTAACCTGGACGAGAGCGAGGCCGGGGCGTGGATTGCGCGCAAGGTTCTTAAACTCCAACAGGAGGCCACACGGTTCACGCTTGAGCAGTTGTCCGACGCAGTGGTGGAGGGCGTCAGGGACGCGGCGGCTACGGGTTTATCCCGGTCCGAGACAATCGACCAGATAAGCGACCGTATAACAGAGATATACGATTTCGCGGCGAAAGGACGAGCCGAACGGATTGCCAGGACAGAAGTCATTGGGGCGTCTAACGCTGGTGGGCACCAAGCCATGAAACAGTTGGGGGCGGTTGAGAAGGAATGGTTGACAAGCCGGGACTCTCTTGTCCGTGAAACTCACGACCAGATGGACGGTCAACGTGTAAAAATAGGCGATCCGTTTCAATCCCCCGACGGTGGGACGCTACAGTTTCCAGGCGATCCATCCGCGGGGCCGGGAGAGATCATTAATTGTCGGTGTTCGTTCGTACCGATCATGGAGGCGTGATGATTAATTGGATAGCCGTTGGATTGATTAGAATCGCACGGTTTATTTCCCCGGACGTTTTTAAGAAAGAATTTGGAGATATGGTCAATGATTTGTCTGTCCGCGTGATGATGACTCACTTGGATAAGTTGGGAGTTGAACATTGCCTTGAGTGTGCGCAAACTCACGGCCTTTTCTACAAAGATGGCGCGCCATATTGTCAGAAACACAAACAGACCAGGAAAAACGTTAAAGGTCGATGAGATGAAGGAGAAAACAACCATGGATAAAAAACAAAAACTTGCCTATGCGAAAAGCGTTGACGCTGAAAAGAAGACTGTCACGGCTTACGTCTCGACCTACGAATGGGACAGGACATTGGAGAAATTCGCCCCTGGGTCTTGGGATTTGACGAACTACAAGAAAAACCCCGTCGTGCTATGGGGCCATGATGGGAAACTCCCACCCATCGGGCGCGCCGTGGACATAAAAGAGGACGCTAACGGATTGTCGGCCGTGACGGAGTTTGACACCAAGAGCGACCTTGGGGCACAGATTTTTGGGCTTTATGAGCGTGGGTTCCTTAACGCTTTCTCCGTTGGGTTCATTCCAAAAAACCAAACTCTTGAGCTTGTCCCGGAACAGAATACAAAGGGGACGGTTTGGACGGATGCCGAGCTATTGGAGTATTCCGCGGTTAGCATTCCCGCGAATCCCGGCGCCATTGTGAGCAGAGAAGTGGCTGAAATGGCTATTAAGTGTCTTGGGAGTGGGTCAATCACCAAGGGGGCAGACGGGAACACGTTTCTTGTCAACACCTTTGAGATGCCTAAAGCGATTGTCCCACCCATCGAGAAGTTGGGAACGTCCCTTGAACAGTTGATATCACTCGCCCGGATCGTTAAGGGACAGCCAATGGATAAGTCCAAACTCTCTTTAGTTGGGACGGCGACGAATTTACTGAATGAGCTGATTGCGGAACATGAAGAAGTTTCACCGGATGACATTGCGAAACTTAATAACGTTGTCAAAGAGTTGGCTTCCGTTGTTGGCACTCTGAACCCGGACTCGGACGCAATTGTTAAAAGGACAATCGCTAACATCTCCAAGGCTTTGTTTCAAAAGTAGCCCGCCGGAACACCCGGCGCGGGGTAACGCCCGCTATAGGGCATGGAAATAAAATGAGCAACATGGACGAAGTTATTAAATCGGTGCGAGAATTGGCCGAAGAAGTGAAAAAGACGCAAGAGCGAAACGCCGCCTTGCCCGAACAGTTGATGAAAGGGATTCAAGAATTGGTTGAGAAAGCCCCCGCGCCCGCTCCCCAGCGGTCCGTTGAATTCTCTTCCAGCATGCCCGTGGAAGAACGTGCGGAGCATGAAATTCTTGGTTCCATGCCGAAAGAATTACAGAGCAAAGTGGACGAGATGTTCCTCGCGTCCAAAATCCTGAACAAACCCGTTCAACACCTGAAGTCTTGGGGCAAGTGGGCGCGTCAGGCCGGGGACTTCAAGAAAGCCTTGGACACCGCCACCGGAGCGCAGGGCGGCGATTGGGTTCCCACGAACTTCACCAATGAACTTTGGGAATTCGTGCAGTTGGAAGCCCGCGTCCCTGGACTGTTCCGCACCATCGTAATGCCGTCTAACCCTTACAAGCTACCCGTTGGGTTGGCGCGTATTTCGACGTTCAAACAGCCCGAGCAAACCGCTGATACTGGGCAAACTAAAACCCCAGTTGGGGATGGTTCTAACGTTGGGGCCGCTACCCTTACCGCCGTGGGCCATGCCGCCCGCGTGTTGGTTAGTGCGGAACTCACCGAGGATTCCATTGCTCCAATCCTCCCGTGGTTGACCCGAGACATCGCAAAAGCCATCGCCGAAGGACGAGAAGACTTCATCCTTAACGGTGACAGTGCTGGAACCCACGAAGACTCCGATATTGGAGCGGGTTCTGCTGATAGTCGTCGGCGTATCGCCCTCGGTCTTCGGGCCGCGGCAAACGATGGCGGCGCGACGTATAAAGCCGATATGTCCACGTTCTCCCTTACCACCCTCCGTGGTCTCCGGGCGAAAATGGGCAAGTATGGCGTGAATCCGGCGGACGTTGCGATCATCGTGAGCGCGGTCGGTTATGCCAAACTCCTGGGATTGTCCGAAGTGTTGACCATGCAGAACTTTGGCAACAACGCGACGGCGATCACTGGATCACTCGGAAGCATCGACGGTATGCCAGTGTTCGTTTCTGGCCAGGCGCGATCCGATCTTAACGCTTCCGGCGTTTATGACGGCGTGACCACCACCAAGACTGTACTCAACATGGTCTATCGACCGGGTTGGGTGATTGGTGAGCGGCGTAGCGCGGCATCTGTCCGTGTGTTGACTGAACTGTATGCGGAATCCGATCAATTGGCCTTGGTTACGAAAGAGCGCGTGACGTTTGCTCCCACGTATCCCACGGCTTCGAACATTACGACGGCGTTGGGTTTCAACATCGCCTAATTAAACGGTTCACAGTGGGGGGGTGGGTAAAACCGCCCCCCCATGGGTGGCCGGACGAGGTGAAAACATGAAAAAGTTAAAGCATATCGGAGAAGGGTATTCTGGGTTTGAGCCGGACGGATCGACGGTATCGGTTTCTGTTGGCCAGACAGTAGAGGTTTCAGACGCTAAGGCGGAACAGTTGCTATCCGATTTCCCTAACGAATGGGAAACGATCAAAGAAATTGTTGCCGAAGAAGAGGAAAAGGCTCCCAAGGTGCGAGGGAAGAAATAACCAATGGCTCTCGATACGGTAAACCATCTGGTAACACTTAGTGACGCCAAAGAATTCCTTAAAATTACAGCGGCGTCAGAAGATGCCGTGATTACGTCGATGGTAAACCGTGCATCACATTGGGCGAACAGCTATACACAGAGGCTTTTACTGTCTCGTGAAAATACCGATTATTACGACGGAGACGGGACGGGCGTCCTCACATTAAACCAATACCCTGTCACGGCGTTGTCGAATCTGTATGACGATCCCTTGCGTGTATTCGGGGCGGGTACGGCTATTTCGGTATCGGATGACGTTGTCCTTGAGGGAGCCTATGGGATCATCCGATTGTGGAACAACACGCAGGCTTTTCTTAAAGGGATCTTGAATGTAAAGGTGGTGTATACGGCGGGGTATGCGTTGGCTTCAGTTCCTGAACCGATAAAGGAAGCCGTCCTCCTCTATATCGCACATTCGTATCGACGCGGTCACATTGATCAAAGGTTTGGAGTTGTTTCTGAAACAATTGGGGATAGGACGACAAGCTATTCCAGCGACGATATCCCCCAGAAAGCAAAAACGTTATTAAATCCATTCAGATCTGAAAGGGTGTACGTCGGTGTCATCTGAATTTATCATTGAGGGGTTAAAACAGTTACGCGAGTTAGGTGAAAACTACTCCATGGCGCGGGTTCTAATCCACGACCTCATCATGAGAGCGTCAAACAAGTTTGCGGGGGAATCGGCAAGGATATCGAAGCAGAAATACTTGAGCGGTGGATCGGATGATGTTTTGAAGGTCAGAACTGGGAGATTACGATCAAGCATCAGGCCAGGGGTGAGGAGTGACGGAGGGAACGTGATCATATCACTCGGGACTGGTGTCCCATACGGTGCGATCCATGAATACGGTGGAACTATCATGCGGGGTGGAAAGTCTATAGGTCAAATGCCTGAGCGGTCATTCTTACGGCGGGCGTTCCAAGACACTATTGAGCCATTCAAGAGCGACATCCAGACTCTCATGATAGGCGCGGCACGTGGAGGGTTTTCCCGTGGCTGATTCAAAAAGAAAACTGATTCTCAACTATTTGAGAGATACGCGGTTTCCGTTGATAACTGTTACAGGCGGATACAACGTTGATATTGCTCTTGTCCAGCGTGGGATCGTCCCTCTTGATTCACTCGCGGACAGTCAGATCCCGGCGTTGTTTGTAGGAAAGACCGTTGAAAAGCGGGAGAACATCACGGTAAACCAGTTTAAGGGTATTATCTCTCTATTTGTTGTCGGTGTGGCAAAGAATCCCGATGGGATATCGGACGCGCAAGGGGCACTTGACGACTTGATTTCAGACACAGCCCACGTCCTGGAAACAGACAGGACTTTGGGCGGAAACGCAAAATGGTTGGAAGTCAAAGACATTATCACAGACGACGGGAACCTATCTCCTCGGGCCATGTTCGTGATGGAAGTGGAGATAGTCTATACAAGCGAAGGGGTGAACCAATGATCGAAGGACACAAAAACAAGTCCATGAGCGGTAAAAGTTCTGGCGTGAAACTAAAATGCGTCCGTGAGTGTTGGGCTCCCGGTGTAGGAAATTTCAAAGAAGACGAGGAAATCAGTGGATCGGAACTTGTGGCCCAATTGAAAGACAACCCTAATTTCATAGTTCTAACAGAGGAGGCATAACGTGGCAATGTATTCTATTGAAGCGCAAAGATTTGGACTTAAAAAGGAAGCGGTTCGGGGGACAGTTGAAACAACCCCGGCCAAATGGTACCCGGTTCTTAAGGGGACAGAAATGTCATACGGTCTTGCCCTTCTGGAAAACGATGTATTGAAGGGCGATCCTACCATGTTACCGCCCATCGCGGGTGGGAAGAGCGGGTCTGGTAAAGTTAAATTGCCACTCGATTCTCAAACATGTGTTGAATTCTTCCGTGGTCTTCTTGGCGGTGTTTCTTCGGCACAGCAAGGGGCGACGGCGGCGTATAAACATACGATCACACTCAATTCGGGACTTCAAAAACCATCCTATACCTATTTCATGGATTATGGGATTGACGTAAAGAAATATTCTCTCGGTACGGTTAAAAAGGTGATGCTTGCCGGGGCGGTTGATTCTTTGGGATCGTTTGAGGCGGACATCATTTTCAAAAATGAGGTTACCGGGTCAATCGGTTCACCCACGTTCCCAACCCAGAAATATCTCGCGTTCAATACGATGGACTTCAAGATTGCGGGATCTTCTTCGACGGACGTGAAAGAATGGAACCTTGAGATCGACAACGGGGCTGCTGGTCTTCGGACTCTTAACCAGTCACAGGACATCATTGACGTGGTGGCCCCTGGGAAGCTGGATATCAAGGGCGGGTTCACCGTCTATTTCCAGAACGAAACGGAACGGGCTAAATTCCTCGCCAATACCGCCGTGGCCCTCCGCATGGTTGCCACTGGCCCGCTGATTGCGTCCACCTATTACCACACGGTTGACGTAAACGTTTATGAGGCCCACTACACGGCGTTCCCGTTTGGTGATGATTCTGGATTACTTGCGGCCAAGGCGGCGTTCACTGGGTATTATTCCGCTTCCGATGCTAAGGCTATTCAGATCGACGTGACGAATACGGATACATCCTACTAAGCATGAAATTGAAAGACATCATCGCTCTCAAATCCCAAGACGTTTCCGCGTTGTATGCGCGGGGCGTCGTTGGGGACGATGACGCTATGAACGATTACGTCCGGTGGTGCATATGGCGGACACTTGATCAACGCGCCGACATGAAGAAGGCCGAAAAGGTCAAGGCGTTTGCGTCTTTTGTCGATTGCGTTTCCGTGGCGGTGGATCGTGGCTGATCAAAAACTTGAGTTAACAGTCAAAGTAAATTCCGAGACTGGACAGCTTGACGTTGTAGGCCAAAAGCTCAAAACGTTGGGGAACACGGCTACCGGGACAAGTAAGTCCATGTCCGGGATGACGGGGGCCTCCACCGATTTCGTGAAAAGCCTCATCCCGTTCGTCGGTGCGGTTGGCGGGGCCACGTTCGCAGTCCACAAACTCACGGGATTCGTTTCCGATTCAATCAAAGAATCAGAGGCATATCGGCAAACGGTTCTCCGCATGGCGTCCGCTCTCGAAACTACAGGCGGATCATGGGCAAAGAGCGGGGCGGATATAGAGGCGTGGGCGGGGGCTCTCCAAAAATCAACGCGGTTCGGTGATTCACAGGCACTTGCAACGCTGGACCGTTTAACACGGGCCACAGGGAATTTGTCAGTGGCACAAAAGGCCGCGACTCTTGCCATGGACATAAGTGTCAAGTCAGGCCGCGATCTTGGATTTGTCACGGAGCTTGTTACAAAGTTAGTGTTGGGCCAGAACCGCGCACTCCTGGAAGTCCAAAAAGAGTTTGGGAACGTTATTTCAGGGGCTAAAGATACGAAACAGGCACTGGCGCAACTTGCCAATGCCTACGAAGGGGCCGCAATAGCGGAGCGGACATTAACTTCCGAGACGGCTAAACTTGCGAACGAGTGGGGAGATTTTAAGAAGAACATCGGAAACGCTATAACCCCGGCCCTTCTTTCTCTAACGGAAACGCTGAACGGTATTTTTCCGGCCCTCTCGAAGATCGGCGTGGTAATGAAATCTTACTTCACGAAAGGCGCGCTCGGGACGGCGATAGACTACAAAGAGATTCAGGCGGCTTTCGCGGCGATTGACTCGGAAGCGAGGAAATCGGCTGAAGGCGTGGCGAAATTGAGGGACGAAACGGGTGGGCTTGCCGATGCACTAAGAAGCTATGTCCCCCCGACGATGGGCGAGGCCGCGACCGGGGCAGAAGAGGAGAAAGAGGCAAAGAGGCAAGAGATCCGGGCAAGCATCGCGGCCGACGACGCGGCCGACGCGGAACGGGCCATGAGAATGGCGGAGGAGTTGGACAGCCGCCTCCTGGCAATAGATCAAGACACATTACAACAGAAGATTGCACTTATCGACCAAGAAACAGAAGCCAAAAAGCGGCGCGTTGATGTTGAGATAAAAGACGCACAGCGCGGGGCCGAGATCAAGGTGAAACTTGAGCAGGTCGCCGTAAAAGAAAAGATCAAGTTGTCGGAAATTGAAACAAAGATGAAACGTGACATGGCTTTTCAAGCGGTCGAAATGTCGCTACAAACGCTTTCGATTATAAATTCAATGCAAACCGGGCATACGAAGGCACAGCTTGCACGCGCCCGCGTGATATTGGCACTTGAAAAGGCAATCGCTATTGCTAGGTTATGGGCCGCAGAAGCCGGGAAGGGTATTGCGGGGATAGCCATCGCGTCCGCAGGGACTGCCTTAATCGTCGCCCAATTCGCCCAACAGTCCAAGGCCCTTGGCGCGGCGGCAAAGATGTCCGATGGGACAAAGGAATTTCAATCTTCCATAGACCTTGGGAACGGTCAAACGTTTTCCGAAACGTCAACAGATGGCGGGAAGTCCGGGACATCCAGGACGGGCGGGGTGTCCTCCATTGGGTCCGGGAGTGGTGGATCGTCGTCCGGTGGTGGGGGCGGTGGGAACGTCATAAACGTTGGCGGCGTGGTGGTCCACATAAACGCTGATATGCTTGATCTTTCATCTGTCCAGGTGGTGGCCCGGCGACTTGGCGAAGAGGTTTTAAGGCGGACCACAGAAGGCGTCCACCTCGCGGTAGCAGTCCGAAACGTTGGCGAAGCAAACAAGAATTTGGCGGTATAGGGGAAACCATGGCTGAACCGCGGATATATTCAAGGAACTGGATCGACGGTCTGACTTCTTTTACTTTATCCCACGGTGGAGCCACATCTTATCTTTATGACAGGAGTGATACGCCAGTCTATACGACCACAGGGGCCGCGTCCGATAGCACAACGGCGTCAATCTATCTCTATTTCTATGACGCGGGGTATCCAATTTACAGGACGATAGATACGATATTTCTAAAGAATTACAACTGGAAAGAGTGGAGCGTGAATTATTGGAATGGTTCATCGTGGGTTGCCTTGGCATCTCAAACGACAGATACCGAATCGAACAGATATATAAGCATAAGCAATAATTCTTTGGATAGGATTCGGATCGACATTGTCAAGACAAAGACGCCGAACCAAGAAAAGTCGATTGGGGAAATCGTGCTTTGTAACGTCACCCTGGCCACCGATGACCTTTCCTCTTACGATACCAAATGGCGTGAAAAAACGAAGGAGATCGTATTGGGTGACGGTGCGATCCACAGAGTCATCACACGGGCGGTGTCCGGTCGAAATGGGCGCTATGAGGCCCGGTGCCGTTGGGCCTACCTATCAAAGGCCATGCGGGACGATTTTAAGGCACTGAAAGAAGCGGGACAGCCTTTCTTATGGCAACCGGAGAGTGTTACCGTGCCCGAAGATGTCTACTACGTCCATTGGACGAATGCGTGGGACGATAGATACATGGACAACTACAAGGGCGCGGGCTACGAAGTCGTGATGGATTTAAAGGAAGTATGAAAACAGTCTCCACAGCGTTCAAGGAAGCCCAGAAGGCCCCGGCGGCGGTGTCCGTGCGCCGGGTGTCCTACAAGCGGCGATATTGGGTGGAGGCGTCGAAAGCCTACACGTGGGAGGCGGCGTGGACTGTTCTCCCCGAGAACGAGATTGTTTCCGTCTCTCCGATCACTGGCAAGCTGGATACCGACAAGCTGAACGAATTCAAAATCTCGAACGTCAACCTCGTTTTAAAGAACGAACGGCGCCAATGGAAGGGGGGGAAGCGGGGTGGCTATTTCGGTGTGACGGACACATACCCAAACGGGTTCGAGCCTTACTGGACAAAGTTTAGGATCGAAAGCGGCTATGACGTGGCAGGAACGGCCACATATACACCAATGTTTATTGGTGTGGCCGTTGATTTCAAAACGACTTCATCATCCGACACCATACAGATAAACGTTCGCGGGCTTGAAGCTATCCTTGAAAATGCGAACGCTGAGAACGTTTCGACTCTTGTGACAAACGAGAACATGGGGACAGGGAACGGAAGCAATAAAGAATTTACTACTGTTCATCCAGGTGTCGGAATTGTAAAAGAGGTTTCACTTAACGGGATAGCACAAAAAGCCGGAACGGATTATTCCATTGGACAGTTAAACGAGCCGACACTAGGGGCAAAGATTACATTCACAACAGCCCCAGCGGGTGGCGTTGTCGTGCGGATAATTTACAGGTATTGGAAGCAAGACCAGACAATTGAATCTATCGTAAAAGACCTTTTGACAGAAGCGGGCGTCCCGGTTCCTAACCAGATAGTTGAAAACGTTATTTTGAGCCAGGGCGTTAAAACGAAACAGATCGAGACTACAGCAACAGATTTTAATGCAGGGACATACGACAGAACAGAAGGGGCATTGACTCCTGGTTCGATAAAACTAAACTACGAAAATTCGGAATTGTTCGATGATTTCAGTGATGGGGATTTTACATCGAACCCGACATGGATTGGAGCGACATCCGTACATGTTATTTCAGGTAACGCATTAACAAATTCATCAGCTTCCCCGGTATGGCCCCTCTACGTTCCAAGCGATAAGGCATTTGGCGAGTGGGGATTTAGGGTAACACCAATTTCTGGGTTTGCCACCTTGAATTTTTATTTTATAGCAAACATTTACGATCCGGCACTAGACCCCCATCGCCTTGTAAATGGCTATTCTTATGGGTATACGATATCTGGATCTACTACAAACACAACATTAGATATGATTTATAAAACCGGACCGTCTTCTTGGACGAGATATACACTTGCCTATGCAAGTTTTCCCACGGTTACTAATTCAGATATACGTATCGTCAGGGCTTATAATGGTAGGTTTAAAGTGTACCACAACGGAACCGTGATAATGGACCTAATTCCAGGAGGAGCCGCACTTACTTACACGACTTCGGCATATTTTGGTGTTTCTTTTTATTCGGCATTCGTTGGGGGTGTTAAATTAGACAATTTTTACTTTCCAACTTCGACGATTACAGGGAAACACACTTCCCGTGTAATAGACCTAGGCTTCGCGGCTTCTTCTTATGGGAATCTAAACTATACGGGAACGTTAAACGGTGGGACAATAGGGTTTGAGACACGGACTAGCTCTGATGGTTTGTCTTGGAATAGTTGGCTCCCGTCCACGGGGACTATTAATTCCGTACCAGATAGATATATTCAAGTCAGATCAACTTTGACAAGCGCGTCCCCTTCATCCGCAACTCCAAGTCTTGATCAATATGAATTTGAGTATACAGCTACATCCACGACTATAAAACTCGCAAACATGACAGGGAAAACAGTCTACCAGGCAATTCAATCGTTTGGGGCGTTTGCAAATTATGAATGGGGGTTCAAAGAAACGGAAGATTTCTTTTTCAGGTCGAAGGATGTCGGGGTTGACGCGCAAGAGTCATTTGATTCGTCGGTAAATCTTCTCGAAATATCAAATATGGAAGATGGTGTTGACCGCGTATATTCGGAAGTTAAAGCGCAATTTGGGGATTATGACGTTACAGTTGGAGACGATGGTTTAACAAAGGACGGGCCAATAGCTAGATTTGGGCGAAGGAGTTTGGAAGTAAACAGTAGTGATATTTTACTTGCCCCAGATAAAGACGTCGCAACGGGGGTTGCTCTTGGGTTGTATTCGGCCCTTAACAAACCCAAACGGACGATGAAGGCGCGAACAAAACTAATGGAATGGATAGACCTTTCGGACACAGTATCGGTGACGTTCAACGACAACATCCCCGCGCGACCGTGGTTCTTCGGCGACACGTCCGCATATTACGGGGATAAAACACTTTGCTATTTCGGTGACGATGACCAAACGGCCAAGGGAATGCTTTGCAAGGTCGTCGGTTACCGCCATGACACGGAAAACAAAACTTCAGAATTCGATTTGGAGGAAATACTATGACGATGCCTTATGTATTACAAAACGGACCTGGAAATTGGCCTGACGCCGACAAGCTGATGGCTAATTTCAACGATTTAGACCAAAGAAATATAAGCGTGAAATCGTTTGGTGCTGTCGGAAATGGATCGACCGATGACACAAGTGCAATCCAGAATGCAATAAATAGCCTTTCATCGGGAGGGATTCTTAACTTTCCTTCTGGCCAGTTTAATTTTACGACTCTTTCAGTTCCGAACTACGTCACATTGCAAGGGCAAGGGTCAGAAGTTACAAACTTACGATGCACCGGGTCAAGTGGGATTGCGGTGGAACTTGGTAATGATTCGACGCGGGTAATTGTTCGCGGAATAAAATTCTCGCATTCCAACTCGGCAAACACATTGACGTGTATTCATGCTCGAACGATTCGAGAGTTTGACATTGAACAATATGCTTTTGAGTTCTTCAAATTTGGGATTCAATTCGAGGAGCCAGTTAATTGTGGCATTGGGCGTGGTCGTTTTACCGGACTAAATAACACGACAGGGACGGCCATCACAGTTGGAAGCACATCCGGTGGATACTCTGCTACTGCGACAGATGTAAGAGATGCTTATATCTCTGGTTTCAATGTAGGGGTTAGTGTTGAGCAGGGATCTTCAAATAGAATCCGAGGGATTTTCGAAAATTGCACTAATCCCATCCTTGCAAATGCTTCGGCAAATGCCCGGACAATGGTTTACAACACGCACTTTGAAAGCAATGTCGGTGGGGCGATCCTATTAAAAGCAACTGGGAGTGCCGAAATATTTGCTTGTGGGGTAAATGCCTACGAGGGAGCGTACGTCACTGATTGGGGTCCGAAAATATCGGGAAATGTCTCTGTCCTGACGCATGACCAACTCCTCCTATCATCTACAACTAAAATTCAATTAGGGACAACGTTATCAACATCAGCGGGGAGTGTCGCCATCCCCAATACGAGCAGTTATGCGTCTGCGAACGCGGCTGGTAATGCCGTTCTTAATCTATTGTCATTAGATTCTTCGAACCAGACAATGCTTGAGGCAAACTCAAATCCTTTGCGGGTATCTAACGCGGCAACGCAAACAACCATTGGTGCGAACGGTGCGGCGTCTGCTCTGACGGCAAACCCAGTTGGATATTTGAAAATCACCATTGGTGGGATCAATCGGATCATCCCTTATTACAACCAATGACGCACCTAACCACCAGTGACGGATGGTAATGTGAGCATGGAAAGCGCATATAACCAAACAACCGCAAGCGCGGCAAATGTAAACGTCGATGCGACGGGTAACCTTAAAAGGTCCACATCATCCGCCCGATATAAAACAGACATTAAGCCATATGAAAAAGGCATGGAACACCTTGAGAAACTAAACCCTGTATCGTTTAAATCATTGAAAGAAGAAGACGGGCGGGAATTCGCTGGGCTCATAGCCGAAGAAGTGGACGCCTTAGGGATGAAAGAGTTTGTCGAGTATGACAAAGATGGAAGGCCGGATGCCTTGTATTACCAGAACATGATCGCCCTACTGATTAATTCAGTCAAGGAATTGAAAGCGCGGCTTGATAAAGCCGGGATAAAGTAATCGGATCTTAAAAACACAGGAGAATACCATGTCAACATACAACATACGTCAATATGATGCGTTCGGGATTAAATTAAGAGATAACAGCCAGGCCCAGCTGTCCGTTAGTGGGACGGCCGCGCAAACCGGAGTTTTTGCTTCCGATGGAATGTATGACATGTGGGCGGACATCGACGTTTTCGTTAAAGTCGCTCCCACGGCGAACGACGTTACGACATCGACGGGATACCTCATCCGTGCGAACAATACCGTGCCCGTGTTGGTTGGAGACGGCGACAGAATCGGAGCCATTGCGGCCGGATCGGGAACGCTTCGATACCACAAAGTTAGCTAAGGAGATTTCAATGCGATTACGACAACGGTCTGGAATTACTGGCCCTAATGGGGCGTCACTAGAATATCCTCTTAGCACGGCGCGTTTCATCGCTCCGCTTAAGAACACTCTAATTCCGTCGGCTGGCTACGGCCCAGCTACGTTCACGCGGACGACCACGGCGACATACTTCGACAACGAAGGCATGTTAAAAGAAGTCCGTGCGGGTGCGGCTAGGTTCACAGGGGCGAGGCGTGTTGCGAACTTATTAAATTCTTCGGAAGATTTTGCAAACAGTGCTTGGTCAGCAACAACTGTCACGTATTCGAGTGGTAAAGTGTGGGAGGTGGCGACTAGTGGGGCGCACGTTATTTATCAATCTAAACCAGTTTCTGCTGATTTGATTAAATCGGGTTTTATAGAAGCAAAGGCCTCAGAGGTAACAAAAATAGCGGTTGGATACAACAATCAATCAGGGACTTCTAGGTATCGCGTGAGTATAGACTTAACCACTGGTGCATGGAATCTTATATCTGGGTCTGGTAGCACATATGTGACAAGTTTGGGAGATGGTTGGTATCGAATTAACTTTATAGCAACATTTCAATCTGGTGATACTAGCGGAGTTTTTGCTGTTTATACGTTAGATGATTCATATGGAATTTCGTATCTTGGCGATCCTTCCAAGGGATTCTTTCTTCGTTTAGCACAGAGCGAGAACGTCACCGGCCAGTCCGACCAGACGGCGAGCGAGTATGTTTCCTCTGGTCAGACTCCGCCGAACTGGTTTACTTATACAGAAGATTTAACGAATAGTGCTTATGCTAATACCAATACTACGATAACCAGGAATTCTATCGCTAATCCTATTGACGGTGTAGTAAATGCAACAAAGGTAGAAGCGACAAGTGCGGCGGCAACAAGTTTATCTTATCAAGCGAATGGTATTGGTTCTGCTTCCGGTATGACTTGTTCTATTTATATCAAAAAAGGGTCTGGGGCTACGGACGCGAATAGATTCTATTTACGAAATGACACAACAGCAACGAATATCGTATCCGCTACTGTAGATTTCGACGCTGGAACAACCAACGCAGGTACTTTAACTTCTGTAGGAAGTGGCTGGTATAAACTTGTCTTATCCTCCGCTTCTGGTTTTTCTAACGGAGATGATGTTAAAGTTTATCTTGGGTTTGTATGGAGTTTAGAAACCGCTAACGAGTTCTGCTATGTCTATGGGCCAACACTTGTTCAAGGAGTCTCTGACCCAACATACACACCCGTCGGTGCGGCTTACGACCCTCATGGTTCTGGTGCTGATGGAGTTAAGTATTTCAAAACGAACAAAGATTTAACCTCAATCTCACCAAGCGTCCTAAAAGGATATCTCACAGAAGGGGCGGCGACTAACAATCTACTCTGGAATCGAGATTTAACCAATGCGGCATGGACGAAATCAAACATGACCACCGCTCTCACGGCTACTGGTATTGATGGTCAAGCTAATGCGGCGAGCGTATTAACAGCGACCGCCGGAAATGCGACATGCCTACAACCGAGGACTTTGGCGTCGGCAGTGCGTAGTTTTTCTGCTTTTGTTAGACGAAAAATAGGAACGGGGACAATTAGCATTACCCGTGATGGCGGAACAACGTGGACGGATATTACCCTATTGCTGAATACTGCCAGCTACGTTCGCGTATCTATTGAAAACTCAACAGTTCTTAATCCTTCGTGCGGGTTTAAGATCACAACAAGTGGGGACGCTATTGATGTCGATTATTGTCAGGACGAAGCTGGTTATGTTTTTAGTAACCCTATTCTAACAACCACAGCAACAGCGACCAGAAACCAGGATTTCCTTTCTTATCCAGTTGCTGGCAATGTGGACGGGGCAACAGGTTCGGTATCAGCTTCGTGGGGTGTTAATACACCTGCTAGCACACTAGCTGAAGCTCAAATTGCAATTTCACGAGGGACAAACGGAAGATTCCTATACCTCCTTAATGGGCAGAGTTCTAGGAGAGTTTACACCTATGACTCTACTAATTTTACAACCAGTGTTGGAATTACGCGAAATACGCCAGTGGTTGCTCGTGCGTCAGTTGGATGGAGCGGATCAACTATGTCTTTAATTGCAGAGGGAGCCGCTAGTGTTAGTAGTACCGCTTTTGACGGATCATTTGGTACTGAACTTAGTATTTATATCGGAGGGATTGGAACAGCAACATGGCCTCTCTACGGTAACGTAAAAAATGTGTATTTCTGGTCTGGGCGGTTGACTGACACACAATTAAAACAAGCGGCTAATGCTTAGGAGGAAGTATGAGAAACTTTATAGCGACATTAAATAACATGGTGTTCGTTCCTCCCCAGAGCGTTTACCGAGGGGAAGGACAGTTCGACTTCATTGCTGACGACGATAAGCTACCCGACGTTGCTAAGCAGAAATTCTTAGAAGTTGACGACCAAGCCAATGTTATTTTTAAAAAAGGCGGGTTTAATAAAAAGACCAAAACTGAGCTAAAAAAAGCAGGACAATCTATTGGGAAAGGGAAAGCTCCAAAGGTGAAAATATGAAAAGAATAATATATGAACCAGATGTAGATGAGTTTGTCCCAGACGGAGGAGTGTTCTATCATTTACCCATAATGAATAAAGATGTCGTTGATATTATTGTTGACGATGATTTTACTACGACGGGAACGGTTTACTACGATAGCGTGTTACAGCCAACATTGACGGAGCCGTTCAAACATCATTTCGCGGGGTGGGAACCCGTTGTAGTCGTCTAATAGTCTAAATGGCGAACCAGGACACCGGGGAACCGGACGATGAACAGTGGCCGTCTAAGCTATGGAAGGCCATTAATATAAACATGAACAAAAACGAATTGATTGAAGCACGTATGAACACGGTGGAGAACGCCATGGAGGATACCGGGCGGCGGAACGCGGATATCCACCGGAAACTTGAAACGATCACAGACAAGTTGGAGCTTGTTTTGATAAATCAAGAGAAGGCATCTATAAGGATAGAGAATAACAAGCGCGAGATTGAGAGATTGTGGGCATTCCCGTTGAAAATAACGGCTGTGATTGTTGCGGTCGGCGGGGCGTCGGCGGTGGTGTTTCAATTCGTTACTTGGCTTATGTCAAATTCCAGCGTAGGTAAAATGCCTAACCATTAATATGAAAAAGTTCATCCTTAAATCTATTCATGTGATTTTGGCTCTACTCGGATTTGTTATCTGGGGAGTGGCAAACGCATTTTATTCAGTATGTATAGGATTGTCATTGATTGCGGACCGTGTAATTCCAGGAGCGAGCAAGGGGAATTGTTGGTCATATACGTTTGCGCGATGGTGGAAATATGGGGGATATCTTGTAATCAGGAAGGCGGACGGTAATGGATTTATGAAATTCCTTCCTCTCCCCCATGTCCTATGGCTGAAACGGATTGATTGGAAATTCGCAGATGTCGAACAGCTTATTCCTAAAGTCAGGAAACATTCAAAATGGTTCCCGTGGTATTCGATCTATTTTGACGGGAAAGTAATAAATAAAGAGTTCAGGCACGACGCGACAATACCACAATGATAGAGGGGTCTCCCATTCAAATTTGTGGGCAATGTGGTAGCCCTGAATTTTCGATGATAACGAAAACATGCCCTCAGTGCGAACGTGACGCATGGGCCATTTATTCGACGATCCGGAGGCCGACAGATGGAACCCTTAAAGAGCCGATCCAACCAGAAGAAATATATAATCCTCCATCACAGTGTTAGCGCGGACCACCCAACACTTTCTAACGTCGGGGCCATTCGTAACTACCACGTAAACGTTAACGGGTGGGTGGACGTGGGGTATCAATTCATCCTCGATAGGATTAATGGACACGTCGAGGTAGTTTGTGGCCGGATGATTGATGAACGTGGGGCTCATTGTAAGGAACTTGACTTCAACGCCTCAAGCATTGGGATATGCGTAATTGGGAACTTCGACCAAGAGCCGCCACCGCTGGACACACTTGCCACATTAAGACACCTTTGCAGATCACTTATGAACCAACACATTATCACTTCGGAAAATGTCCTAGGACACCGTGAGGCTCAGGCCATGGGTGGCGTCCCCGTGGAGAAGCGGAAATCGTGTCCTGGGAAGGCGTGGGACATGGACTCGTTCCGTGATTCGCTGTGAGGAAACTGAGAGCGATTATCCTATTTGAAGAATCTCGAAAGGTAGGTTTCGGGGTCCACGTCTACTTAGTTTCGACGGCCCTACTTATCGGAAAGCTAATTTCACCAAACGAATGGCTAACATGCATTTTCCTCGCGTCTACATTGATCGGCGGGGGTACGGTTATCGATACCTATCTCAAGGGTAAAAATGGTCCTCCTGCTCCTGAAAAGCCTCAATAAGATCGGATGGAAGCGCGTTGGGGCCATAGGGGCCGCCGGGGCTTTCGTCCTTCTCCTGATTTACTGCTACCTCCAACACCTCGCACTTAAACAAAACCAGCTCATATACAAGAATCCGGCGGTAGTTGAACGTGTTAAGACCGTTCGCGTGGAAGGCCCCGTTCGTATCGTTACCCGTACCATCGAAACACCTGGGAGGGTTGAGAGGGTGGTAACGGAGGATCGGGGGACTGTTTCAGTTGTTAAGGAATCCTTAAGAGCTGAAACCCCGGTATTCCCTCCATCCCCGCGGTCCGATAGGTGGATTGCCGGTATTGCCGGGAACCCGTTTAGCTACCGGGATTCTCGGTATTGGGCGGGGTATGCGGGGTATTCGTTTCGTAACCGTTTCGATCTCATGGGCGGGGTTAACTCTGGGCGTCCTTCGGTTCTTTTTACCATTAGATTTTAGTGGGGAGAATGGTGGGGACTTTGTGGGAAAGGTGGGGGCTGGTGGGGGTGTATGTTGGAAATTGGGGAATTGCGGATTTTGTGTTTTAGCGAAGAATCCCGGCCTGTCTTCCGTCGAAGATCGGGCCTTCCGTCGATCTCATGTCCAGCGTG